CTCGCCTAGGGGCTCGCCTTCGGCTTACAAAACCTTGTTCACAAGATCAACAACATTCCATGCCATATTCCCTCCAGCAAGGACATAAGCATTGGGTTCAGATTTGTGGGGATAAAATCCACTTTGATTCTCACTATCCGTTGCTAGGACATAGATGGTAAATAGTTTTTCTGGTGCAGATGTGTTTGCTGTGGGACGGTAGAGGGTGATAACTCCCAAGTCTCCTCGAACAAGATATTTGGGGTAGAGAGCTTTCCTCAACAAACCAAAAGCAAGAGATTGAGTTTCAAACTGAGTCCATGTTTTCTTGTAAGACATAAAGTAAATCCTTAAAGTAAATAAGTAAAGTAAAAATAAAATACATAAAATACATATATGTATAGCTATAGTATAGCATAAGTTTCTTGTTTTGTCAAGTACTTCTTGTAAAAATATTTTTAAGGGTTCTTGTCAAAGAACACTTGACATCTTGTTAAAATTATGGTATAATAAGGGTATATGCTGTCTAAAAAGGAAACACTATGAAGTCCTTGTTTACAATCTTCTTGTCTGCCATGCTGGCATATGGGCCTGTAGCCCATGCTCAGCAGGCTGTACAAAGTGGCCAATGGCCAGACGGTACAACCTTGGCATGGCAATGCCAAAAGGGTTCTAGTGGTGTTGTGAAGTTTGTCTTCACCACTCCTGACGGAAAAGAATATTACGGAATGTTCTCTTGCGGAACACCTGTTTGAAAGGAAAATAATGCTGTCTGATGCTCCTTCTAAGAAACCACGGAAGAGCAATCGGGATCGTTCCATCCTTGCGAAGACCAACAAACAATGGTCGGATCAACAAAAGACTGAGGCTGTTCAAAGCTACCTCTTGCTGGGTAATCTGGCACTGACAAGTCGAATTCTTGGAATTCCCGAAGTAACGCTCCGTGTCTGGAAAGCTTCCACTTGGTGGAAAGATTTGGTTGAAGAAATCAAATCACAGGAACGAGTTGAACTCTCGTCCAAGATGAAAAAAATCATGAATGCTTCCCTCTCTGTTGTGGAAGATCGCTTGGTGAATGGTGACTTTCAGTTTGACCAAAAGACTGGTCAAGTGGTACGTAAACCTGTGAACATGAAAGATGCACACAAGGTTGCGATGGATTTGCAAGAACGTGCTGATGTCATTGAGTCAGCGGATAAACCAAAAGACACTGCTTCGGAAGCCAGTATGGAAGACAAGCTGTTGAGGCTTGCCTCTAAGTTTGCTGAAATGGCTACGAAGAAAATCGAACAAAAACAGCTCGATGAACGTACTGTTGACGCAGAAGACATTGAGCCTAAGTAATAAGCCGGTATAGCTCAGTTAGCAGAGCAACTCCCTTGTAAAGAGTAGGCCGTGGGTGCAATTCCTACTTCCGGCACCAATAAAGGAAACAACATGACATTTCAGGGAACTCCTTATACGGATATGCCGAAAGAGTCTAGAAAACAAAAACCGTGTGTAGTTTGTTCTACACTGTTTACCCCTAGCTCCGGCGTCCATAAATTTTGCTCAGAATCTTGTAAAGGTAAATGGAAATATATAACGGGGCACGTCACTACACATTCTCAGTATAAAGCGATTTCTGGAAATTGGGAACGTTATTTTAGTAGACTATTGATCCATGGACGAAAAGAAACCTTGACACGTCAAGACCTCTTAAATCAACTTGAAAAGCAAAACGGTTTGTGTGCTTTGAGTGGGGTGCCTTTGACTTGTCAGTTGGAATCTGGCAAACGTTTTACTACTAATGCCTCTATAGATCGTATCAAAGCTGGTGAAGAGTATTCCCCAGACAATATTCAACTTGTTTGTTCTGCTCTCAACTCTTTTCGCAAAGACACACAATTAGATGAGTTCATTTGGTTTTGTGAGCAGGTAACTAATTACCAAAAAAAGAAAGGAGGTTCACGGTGCCATACATGAAAAATGGTAAGCGTGATTATCGGGACTGAGTACGCAAAGTACCACAGTCGTGATGAGCAAATTAAAAATCGCAGTGAACGCACTACAGCGCGTCGAAAGGCTAATGCTGATGGAATTACCTCTAAGGGAGACGGCAAAGACCTCGACCACAAGAAACCTCTCAGCAAGGGAGGAAGTAACGGACGGAGCAATCTTCGCGTTGTTTCTCGTAGCACCAATCGGAGCTTTAGTCGGAACCCTAATGGCTCTATGAAGAGCCAGACAAGTAAGAGGGAAAAGAAGTAATGAAATTGACAACAGATGTCGTAGCAGGTTTTGTGGGTGGTGTTCTAGCCGGACGGTTTGACGGACAGAGTAGCACACCCCAATTTCACAAAGAGTGCTGGGACTTGTGTTGTTCTGACGAGAAATTCGTCGCCATTGCGGCTCCACGAGGTCACGCTAAGTCAACAGCAATTACCCTTGGGTATGGCTTGGCAACTTTGCTGTTTCGGCAGCGAAAGTTTATGTTGCTGGTTTCCGATACGGAATCTCAGGCTTCTCTGTTCCTTGGAACGTTCAAACAAGAACTCCAGGACAACCAAGAGCTAATCGACCTGTTCGGTATTAAGCGTAACGAGCACGGTCATGTGAAGTTTGTTAAGGACTCCGAGACAGACATCATTGTTGAGTTTGAGGACGGGCATCGTTTTCGAATAATTGCCAAGGGAGCGGAACAGAAGCTCCGTGGATTGATTTGGAACGGTAGCCGTCCCGACATTATCATGTGCGACGATATGGAGAACGATGAGCTTGTGATGAACAAGGAACGTCGTGACAAGATGCGTCGCTGGTTTAAAGGTGCCCTTCTTCCTTGTCGATCCGACAACGGTATTGTCAGAATGGTAGGAACCATCCTACACATGGACAGCTTGCTTGAACGTCTTATGCCCAGTGAGAGCGATAAGACTACACATACAGTGGGATTGAAGACCTATTCAACCCGACGAGGTATGTGGAAAAGTGTTAAGTATGCTGCTCACAATAGTGACTTCTCTGAACTCCTGTGGCCGTCTAAAAAGAGCGCTGCGGAGTTTAAAATGATGTACGAAGAAGCCGTTCGTGACGGTACTACGGACATCTACTCGCAAGAATATTTGAATAAACCCATTGATGAGAGTGTGTCTTTCTTCAAAAAGGGTGATTTCATTCAAATGACTGAAGAAGACAAGAAATCCAAACTTCATTACTACATCACGGCTGACTTGGCTATTTCTCAAACAGAAAAAGCTGACTTTTCCGTGTTTATTGTGGCTGGAGTTGACGAAAATCGCATGATTCACGTCGTTGACGTCATTCGAGAACGTCTAGATGGACGCGATATTGTGGACACTTTGCTGTCTTTACAGCGCATTTATGACCCTCAAGCCGTGGGTATTGAGGAAATGCAGGTGTCTAAAGCTATCGGTCCCTTCTTGCGAGAAGAAATGATTAAAACCAACACTTTCCTTAATCTTGTTCCCCTGAAACCAGGAGGAAAAGACAAACTTACCCGAGCACGGAGCATTCAAGCTCGTATGCGCGCTCATGGTGTTAGGTTTGCTAAGGATGAGGATTGGTATCCCAATTTTGAAAATGAATGTTTAACCTTCCCTCGTGGTAAGCACGATGACCAAGTGGATGCTTATGCTTATTTGGGTCTGATGCTTGACAAACTCATCGAGGCCCCAACAAAGGAAGAAGAAGACGATGACGCCTATCGAGATGAATACAATGAATCCGGACTTGGAGGATCAGGTCGAAGCAAGTTCACCGGATACTGAGCCTGGAAAAGAACTACGTGCCCTTGTAGAGGACATTAACATTGCTAGTCGTCTTGATGAGGAAGAACTGCACAAGATTGGTAGCGATGCTAAGCAGGGATATGAGTATGACAAAGCTTCCCGTTCTGACTGGGAAGATGCAATGGAAGACTGGATTAAGCTTGCTAAGCAAGTGAGGGAAGACAAAACCTATCCCTGGATTGATGCCTCTAACGTGAAGTATCCCCTGTTGACCACGGCTTCGATGCAGTTTGCTGCTCGTGCTTATCCCTCTCTAGTCCCCTCAGATGGGAACATTGTCAAAAGCAAGGTGATCGGTAAAGACCCCACTGGTCAGAAACTGGAGCGTGCTACACGAGTTTCTACCTACCTGTCTTACCAAATTATGCATGAGATTCCCCACTGGGAAGAGGAAATGGACAAGCTCCTGATCCAACTCCCCATTGTTGGAACCATGTTTAAAAAGACCTATTGGTGTCCCATTCATAAGAAACCCATGAGTGTCTTGGTTCAACCTAAGAACTTGGTGGTTAACTATTGGGCAAAAACTCTAGATGAGGCTGAGCGTATTTCTGAAGAGATTGAAGTGGCTCAACGTCTTGTTAAAGACAAACAAGCTACCGGCTTTTACCTTGACGTTGAATTGGGTCAACCCCATCAGCCTGAGGAAGCCGGTAATTTCATGTACGATGACACCATTCCGTACACCTTGATTGAGCAACACACGTGGCTTGATCTTGACGATGACGGTATGAAAGAGCCTTACGTAGTTACGTTTGAACGTGAAAGTGGTAAGGTTATTCGGATTGTGGCTCGATATGATGAAGATAGCTTGCTGTTCAATGATAAAGGTCAGTTGGTTCACATTGATCCCATTCAGTATTACACTAAATTCGGATTTATTCCCAACCCTGACGGTAGTTTCTACGACATTGGTTTTGGCTGCCTGCTTGGCCCTCTTAACGAGAGCGTCAACACCCTAATCAACCAGTTGGTTGACTCTGGATCGCTTAACAACCTACAAGGTGGTTTCCTCGGTAAAGGACTTCGCCTGCGTATGGGTGAGTATGGTTTCCGTCCAGGTGAGTGGAAAGCTGTTAACGGGACGGGTGACGATTTGCGTAAGCAGATTGTTCCGTTGCCTACCAAAGAACCCAGCAACGTCCTCTTCCAACTTATGGGTAGTTTGATTACCTCGGGTAAGGAACTGGCCAGTGTTGCGGAAATCTTCACTGGAAAAATGCCCGGACAGAACACTCCCGCTACCACTACGATGGCTACCATCGAACAGGGTATGAAAGTGTTCACTGCTGTATACAAACGAATCTACCGCAGTTTGGCTGAAGAGTTTAAAAAGATTTATGACATCAACCGTGTGTATATGAACCCCAACACTTATGCTGAGGTTGTAGACACCACAATTGGTCCTGATGATTTTTCTGATGATGGGTACGATATTTGTCCAGGAGCAGACCCCACTGCCGTGTCTCAGACAGAGAAACTGCTGAAGGCACAAGGCTTGCTGGAACTCCTCGGTTCAGGTATGCTTAACCCTGTGGAAGTTATTAAACGAGTCCTTGAAGCTCAAGAACAACCCAATTGGGAACAGCTCTTGAACCCTCAAGTGGCTGAAACGGGACAGCCCCCAGAACCCGCACCAGACCCCAAGCTGATGGAAATGCAGATGAAGGGTGAGTTGGAGCAACGCAAGATGCAGATGCAAGCAGCTATGCAGCAGCGTAAGGGGGAACTGGAAGCCCGAGATAAACAAGTGCAATTGGTTATGAAAGCACAAGAGCATCAGATGGATATGGCTCATAAAGCGCAGATGGCTAAACTGCAACAAGCAGAAGCTATCCACAAACAACGGATTTTCTCTGCACAAGCACAGGCTGATATGAATCAGAAACTGGTGCAGCGAGACCAGGAGCATCGTCAAAAGATGCAACAACAAAGGCAACAACCCAAAGGGGGAAATACTAAGAAATGAGTCTAAAAGAAGATTTCGTGGTATGGAAAACTCATCCAATTACCAAACAAGTGTTTAATGCGCTTCGCAAGCGAGAGTCTGATCTAACGGAATTTTTGGTCAACTCCGCAGGAGAAGATTCAGTCACTGATGCCTACCGTCGTGGTTATATTCACGCTGTTCGAGATGTCATCTTGACTACCCTTGAAGACGAGGAGAATTCTAATGATTGAGCCACTGCTTCATCGTATCTTGGTGAAACCCGAGAAGTTTGAAGATTTTAGTAAAGAGCACAAAAAGCTGCGTGAAATTGGTTTGGTTGTTCCTGAAATGGAAGAACTAAAACGAGCACAAGCTGCTGTAGATCGCGGTAAGGTAGCAGCCATTGGCCCTACGGCTTATCGAGATTTTAACGTCGACTGTCCCATCAAAGTGGGTGACGTGGTGAACTACGCTAAGTTTGCTGGCAAAATTATGGAAGACCCTCAGACAGGTGAGCAATACATTTGCTTGAATGACGAAGACATTATTTGCGTTATTAAGGATTAAAGATGAGTGATACTAATCTCCCCCAAGAGGGAACTGCCCCCCAAGAACAAATTCAAGAACCCTCTTATAGCCCTGTAGAACAGGAAGCTATTGAAAATGGATGGGTTCCTAAAGAACAATATAATGGCGAAGAACATAAGTGGGTAGATGCTGCTGAGTTCTTGCGTCGTGGTGAATTGTTCAAGAAGATTGAAAACCAAAGCCGTGAACTAAAAGATGTTAAACGTGCTTTGATTGAAATGCGAAAGCTTCATGCCAGTGTGCAAGAAGTTGAGTATAAACGGGCTCTAGATACCCTGCGGGCCCAGAAAAAAGAAGCTCTGGAAAATGGTGATGCTGATGCAGTGATTGCCGCAGATGAGCGTATTGATCTGGTAAAAGAACAGCAACGTCAGCTTTCTGCTGAAACTGTAGAACCAGAACAGTCTGGTGCACAACACCCTGAGTTTGTGGCTTGGACTGAGAAGAATCAATGGTATGTGAACAGTAACCCTATGCGAGCTTTTGCTGATGCTCTGGGTGCTGATCTTGCCCGTCAGGGACTTCCTCCTTCTGAAGTGCTTAAGAAAGTCGAAGCAGAAGTTAGGAAAGAGTTTCCGCATAAATTCACGAATCCTAAGCAAGCACGTCCTGGAGCAGTAGAATCTCCCTCTGGGCGTGGTGCTGGTAACACTAAGGGCTTTGCACTTTCTCAGGATGAACGCCGTATCATGCAGACGTTTGTTCGTACTGGTGTGATGACTGAAGAAGAATACATTCGTGATCTCAAAAAGATTAAAGGGGTTTAAAGATGAACCAAGAAAAAGAAGCTATTTCTAAAGCGCCGAGTGGCCGTCCTCAGCGTACTCCGGTCGGTACGCGAAACATTCTTACGGTAAAGGGTAAAGACCCGAACTATGAATACCGTATTGTGAATGACGTTGATGATCGAATTCAGCAGTTCCAAGACGCAGGCTATGAGCTTGTGGACAAGGATACTGCCACTGTGGGCGACAAGCGTGTCAACGCTGCTTCTTCCACTGGAAGTGTTAAAGACATTTCAGTGGGTGGTGGGCAACGAGCTTATCTCATGCGAATCAAAAAAGAATGGTTTGAAGAGGATAAAGCCCGTAAACTCCGACAAGTTGCAGAGATTGAACGTGCCACAAAAGAAAAAGCTCTTGATGGTACATACGGAGAGTTTAAACTCAACCGAGATTAACTCCCTTTCTGTGCCATTAGGATAACAACTCTTATTTCAATGGAGAAAACTAATGGCAAGTGTTTCTAGCCTTAACGGGTTCCGTCCCGTTAAAATGGTAACCGGCGCCCCGTATAACGGTCAGGCCGGTATTTATTTTGTTCCCTCTTCTAACTCGGATGTCATCATGGTTGGTGACGTAGTGAAGCTTGCTGGCGACGGTCGTAGCCCCACTGGTGTTCCCACCGTGGCTCGTCATGCTGGTGGTGCCACTGAGGCTGCTGTGGGTGTGGTTGTTGGTATCCTGTTCTCTGGTGTGGGCGACGTGCAAAACGTTCCTCCGGTCACTGATCTGAATACCCCTGTGTATCGTCGTGCTTCTACAGATCGTTATCTGCTGGTTGCTGACGATCCTAACCTCATCTTTGAAGCCCAGACTTCTGGTGCCACTTTTGCTACGGCTGATATTGGTGCCAACTGCCAAGTTGCAGCCACTGCCGGTAACACGTCTTCTGGTTCGTCCGGTATGTCTATTGACCTTGGTAACAAGGGCACGACTGCTACCCTGCCTCTGAAGATTGTGGGTTTCCCGTATCGCCCTGATAACAACATCGGTGATACTTACACCCGTGCATACGTGCGTATCAACAACCACCAATACTCTGGTGGCACTGGTACCTCTGGCGTCTAATTAGAAGAAGGAATAGAACATGTCGGTTATTAACAGCGGCTCTTTTGCAAAAGCCCTCTGGCCTGGCGTTAACGCTTGGTACGGTAAAGCATACAATGAGTATCCCGTTGAGTACACCCAACTGTTCGAGAAATACACCTCGAACCGTGCTTGGGAAGAAGACGTGGGTATTTCGTCTTTTGGTCTTGCGGTGCAAAAGGGTGAAGGTGCTCCGATCACTTATGACAGTGAGCGGCAGGCTTTCATCACACGCTACCAGCACGTCACGTTCGCTCTGGGCTTCGTCATCACTCGTGAGATGATGGAAGATGACCAGTACGACGTGGTTGGTCAGCGTAAGGCCCAAGGTCTTGCTTTCTCGATGCGTCAAACCAAGGAAATCGTGGGTGCCAACGTGTACAACCGCGCTTTCTCTAGTTCGTACACTGGTGGTGACGGTGTGGCTATGATTGCCACCAACCACCCCAACATTGCTGGTGGTACTCAATCCAACCGCATTGCTACGAACGCTGACCTTTCGGAAGCTTCCCTTGAACAGGCTTGCATCGACATTGCTGGTTACACCAACGACCGTGGTCTGCTCATCGCAGCTCGCCCTGAGTCGCTGATTATCCCGCGTCAACTGATCTTTGAAGCTAAGCGTATTCTGGCTACCGATGGCCGTGTGGGCACTGATCTGAACGATCTGAACGCCCTCAAGACCATGGGCAGTATTCCGAAGATTGTGACTAACCACTATCTGACTGATGCTGATGCCTGGTTCATCCGTACTAACGTGCCTCACGGTATGAAGTATTTTGAGCGTCGTGCGGATAGCTTCGATATGGATAACGATTTCGATACCGAGAACGCCAAGTTCAAGGCTACCGCTCGTTACTCGTTCGGCTGGACCGATTGGCGTGGTGTGTACGGCTCGGAAGGGGCCTAATCTAACGGGGGCTTCGGCCCCCATTTGAAAGGACTCATATGGGCGTAAATTACAACAATGTCCCGGTTACGTCGACCTCTAATAACAAGAGTGTTCACGTTAAATCGGTTAAACTCACTTCGGCAGACGTCACCACTGGTGGTGCTAACGAAGTGAAAGCTATCCTGAAGGCCAACTCGACAATTCTTGGCTTTCTCTTCTACAAGAAAACACAACTGTCTGGTGGTGGTATCACTGCTGCTACTCTGTCGATTGGTATTCCGGGTTCAGCTACTTCGTTTGTTAACGCTGTAGATATCTTGACTCCAGGTGCCGGCACATCGACTTGGCTCACTGCTGCTGGCACACACCAACAGCATGATCCAGACAACCGAACAGACATTAGTCTGCTGTTCACAGGGACGGCTACAACTGGCAACCCCACAGCAGGTGAATTCTACGTAGATATTTACTTTGCTGAGTAATGGAAAGGGGGCCCGTTGGCCCCTTTTTCTTTTGTCACATCTCTAGGAGATTTTATGGCCGGCGTCTATCGTTCCGCTAATGCAACAGCCCCTGCACATTCTGCACAGGCTATCACCCCCAGTGACTCTACCGTCATTCCGGTTACTAGGGCTATTTACGTTGGTGTTTCTGGTAACCTCACTGTTGTTATGGCTGAGGAAGAAAACACCATCACGTTTTCCAATGTACCTGTGGGGATTTTTCCTATTCAGGTCAACAAGGTTTTGGCTGCTACCACAGCAGGTAGTTTGGTAGCACTGTATTAAGGATTCCTATGGCAACACCATCTCCCAATAGTTATGTTTTTACCCCGGGGGCCACTCTCTATGCGGGGATGGCTACCCCATCAGGTGGCACAACTCTTACCACGATCACCCTAGCAAACACCAGCGCAACAGAGCAAAGCGCTGGTTTTGTTTCTCCCATGTTCGGCCTGCCACTGAAGCAAGGGGACGTGCCTGCCGGACAGTATCCGGCGTTTTTCCTGGCCGATAACACACCAGTACCTGCGACCATCCACAGTGTTACCTCGTGGCCTGATGGCTCCATGAAGTGGTGCGGCGTGTTCCTGCGCGTGCCGACCACTGTTGCGGGCTCTGGAACCCTATCGATCACCGTGAAGAACGGCGGCAGCGCTCCGGTGTCGTCCAGTCGTGCGCTGTCTGACTTCACGGCGGCCAATCTGTCCGTAGAACTGACGGGCGTCACCAACCTTTCAGGCGTGTGGGCTGCAACGCTCAACGACGCGATCACCAACGGAACTGCGGTTGTCATCGCTGACGGACCCGCCGGCGCAATCTGGCGCGTGCTGGGTGACTTCAAACAGTCTGGCAGTGCTCACGGCCAGATGGTGTGTTGGCACTACGTCGCAGCGCTTCAGAACACTTCTGGCGGCCTGCTGGGCATCCGCTACCTGGGTCGAGTGGCGCAACCCTGGGCGGACGTGGCCAGCCCAACGCCGACGCGCCGAGTGGTTAACGCGGTGCTGAAGTCTGGCGCTTCGACGCTTCGCACACTGCAAGGCCACGACACGACCGAGACTGTCGGCGCGAACATCGGCATGGCGCACTACACCAGCTTCTTTACGGCTGGCACGGATGGCCGCTGGGACTTCGTTCAGGGTGGCGGCAGTGGATCGGCGGATTGCACTGTACGGGTTCAGCACGACAAGACGTATTTTGTGAAGCCGCGGCTTGTCGAGCCCTATGACACAAGTCTGTCGCCAACCAGCAATGCCAGCGTTGACTACAGCGCGTACTGCCTCGGTTCATTCCAGCAGCGTGATCTGAACTCAACGGGGCCGTCGAACTTTATCGGCCTGATCCCGGAGTGGTGTGCCACTCACTTGCTAACACAAGCTGCCGTCGATGAGCGCTGCATGCGGGTGTCTGCCCTTGCATCAGGCGGATTCCGAACTTGCGTGCGGAATTCCTCTACCAAAGAGGTCATCCCGGTCGTTGATGTTCAGGCCTCCTACACCGGTATGGGGGCAATTCAGACTACCTGGCAGTACGGTGATGGGTACTTCGCCGGGGTTCAAACCCCTGCTGTCACAACCAGCCTGTGGGTTGGTGACACTGACACCAGCCACCGACCAAGCACGGCCTACTACCCGTATTTGGTTACGGGGGAACCCCAATATCTGGACTTGGTGAAAGAGTGCGCATCCCAGGCCATCATGAGCACCCAGGCTGGGCTGTATGAGCGCAATGTAACTACGCCAATTTCATCTCTCGCTGTCGGTACTCCCTCCGGTCGTCGCAATATCAAGGTCGGAGCATCTACCTACAAGGGGGCTGGGCTACTGTTCTTTGGAAACCAGGTCCGAACTTCCGCGTGGGCGTCGCGTGATGTGGCCCATGGCGCAGCCCTTATCCCTGACTCATACGAGTCTGCGGTTAGATCCTATTTTTTGGATGCGCTGAACCAGTCTTACCAGGCTTGGAACGCGGTCAACGCGGCCATGCCCACGTCGTGGAGAGATGGCGGCCTGATCTCTCTGGCATCGAATACTTGGACGGCGGCGTCAAACGACACGCTGTACGAGTCGCCATGGATGACTATGTACCTGTCTCTGTCGCTGTGCCATCAGAGCCAGATTTTGGGCAACAGCAACGTGCCGACTTTGCGGGCGCACGTTTCCAAGTTCATCTCGTCGGCGCACGCTCAAATGGATGTTGCTGCGCTGGCTTCCTACCGATGGAAGCAATGGGACGGCAGTGGAAATCTGGTCACGAGCATTTCTGACGCACTATTTTATAACCCCTGCACGCTGACGTTTAGTACTTCGACCAGCCGCGCGACCGTTGGCGGCACTCTCGGTACTTGGACGCCAACGAATGGCGACATGGTGGCATTGTCCACGAACCTTGACGCTGACAAGCCCTTCGCGGCGGCCACCAATGAAAAGGTGTTCTACGTCGTCAACGCATCTGGCAACACATTCCAACTGTCAGAAACTCTCGGGGGCCCTGCTATCAGTGTGACTTCTGCGGTGTCTGTGTCGCCGGTGTTCCTTCAGTTGCAGAACGCCAGCCCGCTCAACGCCTTCTCCACTGGCGGAACAGAGCTGGCTCTGGTGCGCGGTGCAGCCCGGTTTCACGAAGCATGCGGCGATTCGGCCGTGGCATCCGCAAGGGCGGCGCTTGACACGAGGCTTGCAGCGTCAGGCTGGTCGTTCACAACCGACCCGCGTTTCGCTTACGCACCATCCTACCCTGCTTAAATCATGGCCACCATTACATCAGAAGGCTTCACTGGGGTTGGGACTTCTTCCGTTGTTGGGCGAACTCTTGACAACTCTCTTGGCGGAAGCTCTTCAGCCACCTGGGCTTCGTCTGGAAACCCCATGTTTGGCAACGGGGCCGACGCAGTTGGGGCTGCAAACGCATCGGCCATCGCGCTGGTTGAAGTTGTAGGAGCAAAAAAGGTCCGTGTTCGTGTAGACCCAAGTGGCGGGACAAGCAACATGTGCTTGTGGGCGGCCAGAGATCTCGGAGCCTGGAACACTGGCAACGGCATGTTGCTTCTTTTGACTGGGGGGCACACCAGCTTGCGGGCGGCTTCAATTTCGTCAGGGGCACGGACAGATCATCAAACCCTGACGATCACAGCGCCCGGCACGACCTTCTGGATGGAAGTTGAGATTGACGCGACAGCCAAAACGCTGACTTGTCGAATTCTGAACAACGACACCTCTGTGCGCAATACGGTTACGCACACTTTTACGACGCTGCCCGTTGGCGGGGATTATTGGGGTTTCGGCTTCTTCCAAAACGGTCAAACAGGAATTTTTGACGACTTCATTGCCGATGACGGTGTTGCCGGCGATGTCACCGCCCCCACGCTCACCAGCGCCACGGCCACGGCCACCAGCGGCACGACCGCAACTGGCGGAGTCACGACCGATGAGGCAGGCCCCGCGTGGGCTGTGCTCACCACCAGCAGCACGACGCCCAGCGCGGCGCAGATCAAGGCAGGCCAAAACCACACCGGGGCCACGGCATCGGCAAGCGACACGGCAACGCTGCCTGTTGGCGCGAACAGCGGTGTGTTTGACTTCACTGGCCTGACTGGTGGGCAAACCTACTGGCTGCACGTCGTGCAAGACGACGCGGTGCCAAACACGTCTACGCCGATCACCAGCGCGAGCAGCATCACGACGCCGACGCCTGACACGACCGCGCCGACGATGAATGGCTCGATCACTGTCGGCACCAAGACCAGCGGCAGCATCTCGATCAGCTACCCCGCAGCGTCTGACAACGTGGCCGTGACGGGCTACGAGGTGAGCACGAACGGATCGACGTGGAGCGACAACGGCACCTCGTTGTCGTACACCTTCCTCGGTCTGTCGGCCCTGACGAGCTATACGCTCTATGTCCGTGCCTACGACGCGGCTGGTTTGAGGGCTAGTCCGGCACTAAGTGTGACAACCTCTACATACAGAGAAGGAGCTACAGGACAATACATCAAGGACAACACAGGACCACAAGACGGAAACCCTGAAGGTATTTTGTATGATGATGTGGATTTGCCAGGAGATGCTAACAAATGGTTTAGCTATCGAGTAACAACTCCTCCTGCTGA